TCAGGCCAGCAGATAGGGCTGGCCCGTGGGGGTGGTGATAACCCCTTGCGGGGCCAACAGCGCGTTGGGCGGTATGGGCGTGCCATCGGCCAAAGTGGGTACCTGTGGCGGCAGCGTGGCGGCACTTTCTGCACTGATGTAAAGCTGCACGCTTGCCGTAACACTGCGCCCCTGCACGGTGTGCAGCACCATTTGCACCGTCTGCACCGTATCTGGCGGGCCGCTGCCCAAAAACACGCAGGCCATGCCTTGAATAATGGTGACCCACAGCACGGCCAGATCCGTATCCTGCCCGGTGGCGGTGGGTACACTGGCTGTAACACTGGCCAGTATATCGCCCGTGCCTTCCAGCCATGCAGCGGGGGTGAGCGTATAATCCAGCGCATCTGCACTGCTGCGCGCAGGCCATGCCTGCACCACCTGCTCCGCCAGTTGGCCGCGCAGGCACAGGCCCGGTGTTATCATTACCGGCAGCACACGGGCACTAGCTGGTTGCCACCCCGGCGCCAGCACGGCCCCTTCTGGCAAAAGGGCGCACGCCGTGCTGGCAGTATTGCAAGAACATGTCATGATTTTTTACCTTGGACCAATAGCTGTTACCCACACCGTAATGGGGGTGGAAACCGCGCCATCGTGATCATCCACCACGTAGCGCACGCCCACAGCGCCAATACCTGTGGCAGTAGGAGCCTGTTCTGGCATGGCGAGTGTCATGCGTTGTTCATACTGCATGCACTGCAACTGCACGGATGTAGGCACCCCCGCAAAAGCCTGCGGAAAGGTAATGCTCTCTCCATCCTGAATACTTACGGAAAAGGACTGGATGCGCTGCCCGTATGGCAGGTTGATGACGCGCCCATCCTGCGTGGCAAAATCGGCCTGATACGTGCCCAGCCCCACATAACTGCCCGCAGGCTGAAACACGCCGTTAGCCCAGCCCTGCGTGGCCACCACCGCACCATCTGGCATATGGATGGAACCATCCTGACGGAACTGCCATTCATGCCACCCGCCTGCGGCATCTGTTAACTGCACGCTGGCAAAAGCGTATTGCTCAAACGCATCACGCAGGCAGAACAGCGCCTTCATGGTGGCGCTATACCCAAGGCGAGAAATAAACTGCGGCCCCCACGGAATATCACCCGCCTGCGGTGCGCCATTGCTGCCGCTGCCGCCCCATGTGCCGGTGCTATCGTAATAGCCATTGCTAATCTTGCCGCCTGTGAGCGGAAAAAAGCTTTGCGCGGCTTGGGCGGATGTGAGCAACCCGTTGAACAGGTTTGTCCACGCTGCCCCCTGCGCGCCGGGGGTGGAAAGGTTGTTATCCTGCCCGGAAACCCAGAACGTGCCCCCAACGCTGCCCGCCACCACGGCCCCGGCGGGGTAGCCGCCAATGGCTGCGGCAAAGCTGGCATCAAACGGGCCAACATAACCTGTTTGCAAAACCTGTATGGCGGCAGAAAGTGTTTTTAAAAACCCGTTCATATCCGCCCCGCGCGGGGGCACGCCACCGGCTGCGCGTTCTGTAAAGGTTTCGGGCGGAAAGCCCAGCGCCATGCTGGCCGAGCCATCGCCCGCCGTGGTTTGCGCTGCGGGAATATCCGCACAGTTGGCCGCTGTGGCAGAGGCCGCAATGGGCGTTGTAAACTGCCCGGAAATATCAGCTTGTTTCATAAGTTCTTCAGCCCCTGATGCTGTAGGAAACCGCAACCCCGGCAGGGCGCGGCAGCACGCCGGCGTTTTCGATAATGGAAACCTGCACATCTGTTGGCACAAAGCCAAAGGCGTAGGTCATGCTCATGTTGGTGTTATCTTCCACCCATGCATCGCCCTGCCCGGCAAACAGCGTGCGCAAAATGGCGTTGAGTGAGAGCACGGAACAATCTGTAATATTGGCCAGCGCCTTGGCGTAAATAAGCTGCCGAAACCCGGCATCGGACAGGCTGCAATTTGTAAAATCACCCACCACAACACGGCCCGCATACCACGGGGCAGTGTTAAAGCCCTGCTCTGTCAGATCATTGGCCTCGGCAAAGCCTAAATACTGGCCAGATGCCATGCGCAACACGCGCGATACCCCAACAATGCGGCCCCATACATCCAGCCCGTAGCCTTGGGCTGTTTCTATGTTCCATATGCTGGCAAACCAGTTTTCTATATTTTGTGCAGGATCAAAACATTGGTTCCAGCCTTCCAGCAGCGCGTTCAGGCTGGGCGAGCACGCATATTGCGAAAGCACCGTTTGCCCCACATTCTGCATCAGGCAAACTCCACGCTAATATCGGCCAGTTCCATCGTGAAAATCTGGTTGATATCGGCCTGCGCCGTAACACCCGTGGGGCTGGCCGCCGTGCCTACCCGAATATCCACCACCTGCGCCCAACTGCCCACCGCCGCCACGCAGGCATAAAACCGGCTGGCATACAGCGTGCCGCCAATACCCACACGGGCCGAGCCATCCTGCCCCAAAAAGCACGCCAGCACCGCCTGCTGCACGGCAGATGTTGCCGTATTGGGCACGCCAGAACCTGCTGCCAATGTAAGCACAACATAAAGCGGCGTGGGCTGCGCGCGCTCAAACGCCACCGTATAACTGGGCGGTGTGGTATAGGTGCCAGAAGTATCTGTAACCGTTACATGGGTGCTGCCGGTATAGGCACAGCCGGGTGGCTTTTTGCGCAAAATGGCCAAGGCTACATCGGCATCCGTGCCGCCGTTTACGCACACATACAGGCTATAGGGCGCGAGAGTTATGCCGCCTTGCGTAACCGCAACATTGCTGCTGTTATCTGCAACATATGCATCTGTTACGCCATCCACCGCCTGCACGGCGGCCAGAATGGCGGCCAATGGCCCCACGGAATTTACAGCCACAGCGGCCTGCCTGCGGGCTTCAAACGCCGCGCGGCCTTCTACCTCGCGCCCCGTTACCCCCGCCACGGCGTTGCTCACGCCAGACCACCCGGCAACAGACTGGCACAGCCGCACGCTACCCGCCGGGCAGGATACCTCCCCCACCGTGGTGCAGGAAAACGTGCCCGTACCTGTGCCGGTGGTATCCAGCGTAATGGCGGCCTCTGCCGCATAGGTGTTGCCCGCAGCATCTGCCACCAAGGCCCCTTGCGGAATAACCGTGCCCTCCACCCCCGTGCACTGGCATGTTACCACCGTGGGCGTGGCGGGTTTGCGCTCCATAAAGTAAATGCGGCCAATGGCATCCTGCATGCGGCCAGAAGCCCGCGCAGGGTCCACCCCGTTAAATATGGCCAGCATCTGATCATACGCATCGCCCAAAATGGCGGTAAGCGATGTGGCCAACTGCCCCTGTGGGGTGGATAGGTCTGTATTCAGCGTATTGCCAAAAGCGGCGTTGATATCTGCCAGAACACCGGACAGAATGTCTGCCTCCTGCGGCAGCACAAAGCCGGTATCATCCAGCGTGGGCGCGGGCACGGATGTAGTGCCTGCGGCAAGTGAGGTTTCAGAAACTGGCAAGGGTTGTACTTCCGTTTTGCAATGTCAGATAAATCTGGCCGCTGAGTTTGCGGTCTGCCCCAAGGCTGGCCAGCACACAGGTAGCGCGCGCCACGTTGGGCACAGCAAGGGCCGCCTGCGCCACATCGGCCCGAAACAAAGCGGCAGACTGGTTGCGCCCCAAAACACCCGCCAGATAAGGCAGGCCAAGGGCCGTGTTGTACCAGCACTCGCCCCTAAACACGCGCACCGCGCTGGAAACATCCTGCGCAGTGGCATAAGGCACATCCGCCACGGCAATATTGCCCTGCGCATCTACGGCCAGATCCCACGTTGCGCGGTCCAGCAACAAGGTTTTCATATGTGCTTCTCCTAACCCTGCGGGGTGCTGGTGCTGCCACTACCGGGCATAACCCCGCCATGCACATGCGATGTAAGGGACACACCACCGGCCTGCACATCCTGCCCCACATTCAGGCTGCCGCTTATGCTGGCATCTCCTGAAATCCTGAGTGATTTTGCAGAAATTTCCACCGTTCCGGGTGTGTGTATCACCACCCCATCGGGCGTAAACTGAATGTACTGGCTGGGGGCCGCGTTTAAAAAACCACCCAGATACAGCGCATCCGCCATGCTATTATGGCGAAAGCTGGCGGGCGGTGCGGCAGCACGGGCGGTTTTAACGTTCAGGATATCCCGATCTGCCATCACGGCCAGCCCGATATCCCCCACTGCCGGGTCCAGCACCACAGCGCTGCTGCCGCCCTGAAGCCGAAAATACGGCACATTATACAAAACCCCATGCGGCGTGGTCTGGCCTGCGGCATCCTGCTGGTGCACCATAGGCTGCACATCCACAAACCCCACGGGGGCCAAACCCGCGCCCGAAACCGCACACACCTTAACGGGAATGGCGGTGCGTACCTCCACCAACATGCGGCGCATAACCGCCACCAATGCGTTGTAATCCGATGCCGCAGCACCCGCCCTATCAAACACCGCCTGCCCCGATGTAGGCATGTTGGGCGGAAATCCGGATGCAAAACTGTTTTGATACGTCATGAATTTTCTGCCCCCACAGCCTGCGCCACTACATGCGTAAACCACGGGCCATCTGGCATTTGTGCGCTTAAACTGTGCCGAAGCTGCAAAACCTGCCACAGCCCCGTGCCACCCCCACCGGGCTGATACTGGCTTTGCAATGCCAGCACGCTGCCATAGCTGATACGCGGGTTAAACAGCATGTTCAGCGCCACCCCACCGGCAGACCATGTGGGATACCCCACCAGCCCCGTGCTGGCTGAAACCGCAATGGCGGCAGATGTTTCCACCGTTGCGTTGGCCCCACCCATTCTGGCGGGCCATGCCGCCAAACGCCCCCGGCCCAATGCCGCCTGAAAAGGCTGTGTGTTCCAACACTGGCTGATCTGCTGCCCCGCCGTGCCATGAAAATACGGATCATGCAGCACGGTGTTCAGGCCGTTATTTTCAAAATTCAGCCCGGCCTGTGCGGCAATACGCGCCAACACCTGCGCCAGTGGCACAGCACCCCTAAACCCGGTGGGCGCAGCAGGCAGTGCGTTTGGCAGAACTGTAGAAAACGCCTGCACCACAAAGGAAACATCGGATGCAGTACTGTAATCTGCAAAAGCCAGCGTAACCCCGCCCTGAAACACAAGGGCCTGCGCGCCAGAAGTACCATCCGGCACCATCAGCAGCACCTCGCTGGCACTCTGGCTGGTGGGGTCTGGCGCGCTCAGGCTTAGGCGATTCATCAAATCCGGGGGTAGGCCGGTTATGCGTATTTGCGCTGTTTCTCCCGTTGGGTATGGCGCCTGCATGATATCCGCCTGCACCTGCAAGCCAGAAAGGGTAACCGTATCCACCCCATCCGCCGCACCAAACACGCCATTGAGCAGCCGGAACGTCACCTCCACATCCCGCGTTGCCCAATCTGGCGTTTTTGTAGTTTGTGTGCCGCTCATGCGGGCCAACCTGTGCGCCAGAGCAACACGTAGCGCGTGCCAAGCCCTGTGCTTTGCGGGTCCTGCGTGCCTTGGGTATCCATAAACGCCAGATCTCCCGGCAGGCCGGTGGCGGCAGTGCGCGCCAGCCATGTGCGGTCCTGGCACAGCACGCCAGAAAGCACGCGCGCGCCTGCACACCAGATATCTGCATACAAGCCGGTGGACCGCTGGCGCAGGGCTATCTGAAGTGTCTGTTCGGCCAGTGTGATCTTAAACATTTGTGCAGGCACAGCACTTATAGGCACCTGCACCAGTGTGGTATCTGTGCTGCTCATGCAATTTCTCCGGCATCTGCGGTGCTGGTTGTGGCATAGGCCATGCCGCCGCACTGTATCTGCTGGCCCTGCGGCATGCGTGTGCTGGCAAACTGTGTGCTTCCGGTTATGCGCACTTCCTGCAAGGCAATTTCTACAACCGGCATGGTAATGCCCTGCCGGGCCTCCCGCATCCAACGGTGGCCGATAATGTTCACGCTATCGTATTTCTTTTCCGGGGTTATCACGGCATACAGGTTTGTATCGGCCTCCAATGCCTCCAGCGTGGCAAAAAAGCCTGCACGCACATACAGCGCACCCGCCTGCCCGGCCCCGGCCAGAACATCCAATGCCAGGCTGGTGGCGTTGGCATCTTCCATCCCGGCTTCAGACCCATCGCACACCATCACAATCCGATGCTGCCGAGACATGTGCACCTTGCTGTAAGATAAAAATGCACCTTCCTCCAGCGGGGCTTCTGCAATGCGCCACGCCGTTTGCATATCGGCAGAAAGCACATGGGCAGATGTTAAAACCCGCTGCCCATTCTGCGTAAAAATGCCCCACTGGCTGGCGGCCTGCGTAATTTGCAGATCATCCAGCAAACTCCCCACCGTAACAGAAGCCGAAGCCTGCACCCCGGCAGAAACAGATTGCCCCATAAGGGCAGGCACCCCCGCCGCCACAGGAATATTCCACACAGATGGCAGGCTGACTGGCAACATGGGCATAAAACAGAACTCTTTACTGAACAGGAAACAGGTTTTTAAATGGAACCAAGCGTGGAAAGTGCTGCCAAAGTGGCGCTATCTCCCCCACCAAGCCCCTGCATGGCCACGCGCGATGGCATGGGTGCGGGGTGTGGAGCAGGTGTTGCAAACGCTCTGGCAGATGTTTGCGGCACATACGCAGCCGGAGCAGGCCGCGCCACTGGCACAACAGGCTGAACCGCCGCCCGCATAAGCGGAGATGACGGCAAAAATGCCCCCACCATATTACGCGCAACAGGCTGGGCTTTGTCCGGCATAGCAACACGCTGCGAGGTGCGTAAGCCACCGCGCACGGGCTGCTTTGAAACACTTTGAAAGCCACGCCCATGCACCAGAATGTTCTCTAAACTACCTGTGCTTTCAAGGGTTTTTGTATCACGCAGCACTCCCTGCCTCCGCACCAGCGCGGGACGGGCAGATATAGGCGTGACAACCGAGGCACCTTTCTTTTCGGCGGCCAGTATGCGGGGCACAAACCTTCTGCCTCTTGATGCACGTGCGGGCGGCATAGAAAACGGTCTGCGCGCCAGAAGCTCCACCGTATCTTTGGGTTTGTGCTGGCGGGCCTTTCTGTGTTGCGTATCCTGCAAAGCATCTTCCGCCGCAACCGATGACGTACCAGCCTCCAACATAACACGCCGGGATACAGAAGGATTATTTTGTAAAACACCTTTCTGCCTGTCAGGCATACCCCTAACAGATCCCACATCCACCTTATGCCGCACGCTACCAGTTCTGGCTGCAAACACAGGCAGCACACCCCCCTGTAGACGCGGAAATCTCACAGAAGGGTTGTACATCGGGTTAGATTATGAAAAAGTCTATTTTGTGTAAAAGAAATTTTCGTAAGCTATAAGAAAACCCGATGCAGACAGAGTGTAGCGCAGGCGCGTATGAGTTTCCAGCCTCCTGTGGACGGCGTGTTGTGGCCCGTTTTGACGGGGGTCGCATGAGTTCGGATGGGGGCGTCATTGTGGTGAAGCAGGCTGATGACATTCTGGGTCTCAGCCGCCGCTTTGCTGCCTGTTTTCGCGATAAGCGGCATCCCGGCTTTGTGGAATACCGGGTTGAAGACCTTGTCCGTCAGCGGATCATGGGCCTGGCACTGGGCTATGAAGATCTCAATGATCACGATGCCCTGCGGCATGACCTGATCTTTGGTCTGGCCTCGGGCCGTCTGTCAGGAGGCCGAGCAAACTGCGCAGCATTGGCTGGCAAATCTACACTGAACCGGTTGGAGCGCAGTGGGCACAAGGCAGATCGTTACTGTCGGATCATTGCTGATCATGAGGCCCTGGCTACCCTGTTCGTCACGCTCTTCCTTGACCAGCATGAGCACGCACCCGCCCGGATCGTTCTGGATGTGGATGCCACCGATGACCGTATCCATGGCCATCAGGAAGGCCGCGCCTTTCATGGATATTACGGCCATAACTGCTATCTTCCCCTGTATGTCTTCTGCGGGGACCATCTCCTCAGCGCTACCCTGCGCACGGCAGACAGGGACCCGGGGAAGGAAGCACTGGCAGACATCCGCCGGATCGTGGAGCAGATCAGGAGCCGTTGGCCCCGGGTGCGTATCCTGGTGCGTGGGGACAGCGGTTTCGCCCGGGACAGTCTGATGACATGGTGCGAAGACAACCACGTTGACTTCCTGTTCGGGCTTGCAGGCAACACCCGCCTGTATGACCGGATTGCCTCTTTGTCCGCTGAGGTTCGTGACGAAGCCGCCACGACAGGCAGAGCTGCGCGCGGTTTCGCCTCCTTTGACTGGATCACAAAGGACAGCTGGACGCGCCGCAGGCGGGTCGTGGCCAAGGCCGAATGGCGCCACGGCAACCGCTATCATCGCTTCATTGTCACCACCCTACCGCAGGGAATGTCCGACCCCCGCCATCTCTACGAACAGATTTACTGCGCACGCGGGGATATGGAAAACCGCATCAAGGAATGCCAGATGGATCTGTTCTCAGACAGGACCTCGTCCCACACCATCCGGGCCAACCAGCTCCGGCTGTGGTTCTCGGCCGCAGCCTATGTTCTGCTGACCGCTCTGCAAAGACTGGCCCTTGGCCAGACCAGCCTGGAGACGGCGACCTGTGGCACCATACGCGCACGACTGCTCAAAATCGCGACACGTGTAACGCTCAGCGTCCGTCGGATTGTCCTGTCCATGCCGGACATGTTCCCCTGTCAGCATGAATTCGCCCTCGCTCATGCACGATTGCGAAGGCTCCGGCAGGCCATCTGAAGAAACAGACAGTGCACAGACCACATAGCTTCCACCAACACTGCCTTCTCAGGCCGTGACACCCTCACTGCGTTCAGAACCCGCCGCCAGAAGCACAATATCGTCAATATTCCAGATCGGGCTCCTGTGGGATGACTGAATTCTACGAAATGACCCGAAATTGCCTCAAGTGTGAGAAATCCGCGTAGAGCGTGCACAACGGGTAACACAGGCTCCTGCGCCCTCATACCCAAAGGCACACCTCCCGCCCCCATGCTGTATTGGCGCAGAAGCTGCAATAATTCCAAAAGCCCTTTGTTCCTGGTCTTTTTTGTGTGCTTTTGGCTTTGCAAAAAGCGTTCCAGCACACGGTGCAGGCGTTCCAGTAACGGTGGCTTTACGCGCACCTTGCTTTTGGGCGATGCGTTTACAATTTGGGCCATGTTTGGGGGCTTTCCTGCGCAGGCGTGTGCGCCATGTTCCAGTTGCGTACAGAAAGTATTTCTACAAGCGTATAAAAATCTTCGCTGTCATAAACCGTTTTCAGGTCATGCAAACTTGCAAGGCCGGATGCCACAACTGCCGCCATGGCGGGCGAGATGTTTACACAGTTTACAACGGGGCCTGTGCGGCCTCTTCCCCCAGCAAAGCCGCCACCATGGGGAAAAGCTGGTGCGCGGCGGCCCGCAAAAAACCCACATGCAGCCTAAAGGCCTCGGCCCGCACCATGCCTAGTGTTTCAGGTTCTGCAAAATCGGCGGAAATAACAGCACGTGTCACTTCTGGCCGGTGTGGGTCTGGCCGCATTTTTACGCACTGCATCAGCCGCGCCAAAGCGGTATCCAGATCGGCTTCTTCCATAAAGCCAAAAATTTCCAGCCCAAAGGCGGCAAGCCCGGCAAGGCCTGCCTCTGCCATATCCGCCCCCACGCGCGCACCACCGCGTATGGCGGCCTGCAACACATGGCGCGCCCAGCTATCTGCAGCAAAGGCATCCATGCGTGTCAGCACAAATACCTTGCCCTGATCCTCCCCCGGCAGGGAGTGCGTGTATTCCACGGTTTTCATGCCTGCTCTTTCCAATGGTTTTTCAAAAACATCTTCAGGTTACAGGGCAGCAGGCAACACGCGTTCCCACAAAATTTCAAAACTGCGGGCCTCCAGCACACGGCCTGCGCTGGGCATTACGGCCACAGCCTGCAACAGCCCGCGCACCATGGTGTATTTACGCCCGATAGAGGGAAGCTGGATTTCCGCCCCCAGCCGATACAACCCGCGCTGTGCATCTTGGGCGGCGGCAATGGCCTCAAACACCAGTCCACTTTCACTGCTGGCAGCAAGGGAGATTGTCTGCCGCACGGGTGTGGGTATCCAGCCTGCGTTCAGGTAGCCATCAATGCTCATGGCCGTTTCTGCCAGATCCCGCGTGGTGGTTTCAAAAGCCCGGTCGGCGGCATAGTTTTCCAGCGTAATGGGCGTGTTGTACAGCCCTGGCACCGTAATGGTAAAAACCGAGTTGGCGGCTGTAATATCGTAATCAGACATGCTTACTGCACCTCTACCGTAGCCAGAGAGATAGACTGGACAGACTGCCCATCCATATAAAAGAACCGCGCCTGCACCGGCCCGCGTTTGGCCCGTGTGGCGGCAGATGCGGTGGAAGCACCGGGCAGCAGGTACCACCCGCGTGTGGCCAGCGTATCTGCAATGCTGCGCCCGGCCTGTGCATTCACCACCTGCGCCTGCGCGGCAGAAAGCGTGACGTTGGGCTGGATAGCGCCAAAAGCCACGGCGGTATCAATAGTGTTCTGCACAGCGGTGGCCAGCAGCGTATCACCCTGCACGGCATAGGGAATTTGCCCCACGGCAGAAAACAGCGTGAGCAGATCGGACTGGAAGGAGGATGTCATCCAGATCTGGTTCAGATAACTGTCTGCCCACGCAAACGCACCGGATACGGCCCCGTTATTGAGAAAACTGAATGTGGAATCCCCACTTTTGTAGGCCCCGTAAAAGCTGTAGCCATTTTGCAGCAAGGCCTGCGCCTGCGTGGCCGTAATATCCGCCGGGGTAACGCCGCCATTGTTGCGGAACATCAACGTAGTGCGCCCGGCATTGCGCTGCGGGTTTATGCTGGCCGCCCAGCCCAAACACAGGGCCGCAGCCAGTGTGCCGTTGCCATCCGTATTGCACAGGCTCGTCAGCCCCGGTGTGGCCTGCTCTGCAACGGTGCTTCCAAAACAGTCAGACTCTGCCTGCAAAATACTGGCATCACTATCCTGCACAATGCCCCAGTAGCGGTTGGGGTTTGTGGGCATCCATGCGGCAATGGCGGTTTTGGCCGTGGCATCTGGCTCCTGCGCAAAGGCAAAGGCGCACCAGTCTGCACTGGCGGCGGCAGCGTTTGTAAGGGCTGTGGTGTAATCCGTATCTGCCGGGGTGGCGGGCAGTTGGTAAAAATGCAGTGTTTGCGGCAGATCCTGCGCATTGGTGTAGCCCGCAAAGTAAATGCTGGCCATACTGGCTTCAATACTTTCCGCGCCACATGTGGCTTCCACTTCTGCCGCAGTTGCAAACGTGGAAAGGCCGGAAGAAAGCGCTGTGTTTGTAGAAAATACAAGCCCGTTCAGCAGGTTTGTGGTGCCCCCCGCCGCCAGCACACCCGGCGTGACAGACACAAGGGAAGAAACAGGAAGGATCATGCAGGTTTCACTCGCATTTCAAAGCCTGTCTGCGGCCACGCTGTGCACTGTGGCAGCGGTGGCTGTGGCGGCTGGCAGGGTGATGGAAAAAGTAAGCTGGCTATGCAGGGTAAGCTGCCAGTGGGGTTCGTATTGCTGTTGCGCGTTAACGTAGGGCAGACATTCGGCGTTATCTGCATACAAGGGGGCCAGGCGCGGCATGCCGTGTTGCTGTGCTACAAGGTTTGCAAAAAACGTGGTGCTCCATGCATCGCGCCAGAGGGTTAAAAGCGTTTGCGCGGCATCTGCTGCACCTGTGCCAAAAAGGCTTATCTGGGTGGCAAGCTGCTCCTGCCGCAACAGGGTGCAGCTTTGCGGCCCATAGCGTGTGCTGCCCGTGCCAATAGGCTGGCGAGAAAGCGGTGTGATAAGCACCAACATCCCCCGTGGCGGTGGCGTGCGGTTTTGCCGACTTTGCAAAACGGTTGTGCCTGCGGGCAGAACTTCCAGCATAAAGGCACGAAGGGCAGCAAATAGCTGCGCTTCATCTGGCTGTTGCACGTTCTGGGTAATCATGCCGCCACCTGTTGGGTGACAAGCACGCGGCACCATTGCCCGCCCCATGCCTCGGGCTGGGCCGTTACCAGCCAGTGGGCGTTGTCAAACACAAACATATCGCCCCCAAACTGATGCGTGCGGTCCACCCCGCAAATGGTGCCGGGCATATAGATTTCTCGCTGAATTATGCTCTGGTTTTGTCCATCAGTTTGCACCAGTTCAGCCGTGGGCACGGGCTGCACCCTGATTGTTACGGCAATATCCATAAAGCACGGCGTGGTGCTGCCATCTGGCGCGGTCTCGTATCCTGTGTTCACGCGCAATATGGCGGGCACAGATGGCAACAAGGCCGCCGTGGCCCCCAGCGCCATGTTAAACAGCGCATTCATGGCCATGAAACCACTCTTTGTGGCCAGCCCGGCACATAGCGCCCCATGCGCAAAAAGGCAGATGCCGACCAAAAGGTTGCGCCATAAGGTGTTTGCACCCACCACGCCTGCGTGGGGGAAACCGCGCCCATATCGGCCTGCACCTGCACGCTACCCATGCGCGCGGTGGTAATGCGCCCCACAAGCGCGGCAGTGCCATCCCCCGCACCTGTGGCATACGCCCCGCTATTGATGCCAAGCTGAAGCAGATGCGCTGTAATGAGCATGAGCAATTCTGCCCGCTTGGCCGGGTTGCGCACGGGGGATGTGCCAGTGTTGTTCAAGAACAGCCCGGCACGGGCAAAACACGCGCTGGCGGCATCTGCCCCCGCACTGGCTACAAGGTTGGGGTAGCATGCCTTAAAGGCTGCTGCATCAAACACAACGGCCCCATCTTCCGCCATGTTGCAGGCAGAAGGTAAGGCAGCCGCTTGCATTGGCTGATTTTCCGGCATGGAAAACATCCTTTTACATGCTGCAAGATAACGGAAGTTCTGGCCTTAAGCGGGCGTAATGCCGGGGGCTGGGGCAGCGGGGTTAAGTGGTTCCATACCCGTGCGCAGGCTGGCTTGTTCCTTGGCCTGGCCTGCGGCTTTTTCTGGCGTGGTCTGGGCAAAAATCAGCCCGGCTTCCAGCGGGGGAAAGCCTGCATATTTTTGCGCCCATGCCTGCCAGAAATCTGCCGGCACGGGGGTAAGCCCATACCCGCCTGCCTTGGCCGTGCGTGCGCCTGCCAGCTCGTGCCGCTGGCCTGCCAGTTCCAGCACAAGCCCGTTAGGCAGTTTGCACCCAACGGTAACTGTTGATGATGTTGCCATGTGTTTTTCCGTTTTTATGTGTGCGTTACGCGGGCTGTGTGTTTTACAGGCCGGTCATGGTGGCAATGCCTGCGGGCATGTAAATAATGGCCCCCCATGTGCCTTGAGAGAGCTTCTGCTTCCATGCCGAGGCTTCGGTTACCACCGCATGGGCACGCAGTTTTTCTGTAAACGCGACTTCGGCAGTTTTTTGCACATCCACATGGTCGGCCATGATCTGCATGGTCTGCACGCCGTTGGCGGCGGCATCTCCATATTCCACGGCCTGCACAAAGCGCAGGTTGGGGTAGGTTTCTCGCAGCATGGTCAGGGCGGAAAGGCCAAAACTGTTGCGGCGTGTCAGCAGGCCCATGCGGGTTGGGGCAAGGCCCAGCACCATTGGCGTATCCGTATCCACCAGCCCGGCGGTTTGTTTGCGTAGCTGGTTGATAAGGGCAATCACGTCATCCTGCCGTTCTTCCGGGGTGGCGTTTTCCCACGCCGTGCCGCCTGCGGTTTTGGTGGCGGGCGTAATGGCAGCGGGCAGGCGCGGGTCATTCAGATAGCCATAAAGTTTCAGACCGCTGATACCAAAAAAGTATGTCTGGTTCTGAAACTTGTTCAACTTAAGGGCTGCGGCCTCTCGCAGGCTGGCGGCCCATTGCAGGCGTGCCTGCCCGGCCAGCGCCAGCTCCTGCTCACCCCACGCCACAAACACCTGATAATGGTAGGACTGGCGTTCAGGAAAACTGGGGTTGAGGCTGACCGTGCCATTCTGGTTCCAATCCCCGTAGGAGGAAACCTGCCCGGCCGTTTCCAGCATAGGGAAGACGGCTGTTTTGGAAACCCAATCCCCCTTGCGCACCTCGCCTAGCAGTTCGGCCGCGCGCATGGGGGCAAAGGCCACCTTGATCAGCCCCGTATCCACCCAGGCGGACATAAAGGCCGGAATACCCGCATTGGCAGTGGTGGAAAGCACGGGCTGGGCATCCATCGCCATGCTGTCTGATACCAGATGTTCGGCGCCAATCAGGCCGCGCGCATCGGGCACCACAAAGCCAAGGCGGTTGAGTTCCGCCAGTTCTGAATGAGAAGTTAGCATTATGCGTGCATCCATGTAGAAATCCGAACCAGCTCACCCGCAGCACCGGCGGAAGCTACAAAAAACCCTGTGGCCACCGCACCTGTTACGGAACTGCCTGTGGCGGCGGTTTTGATGGTGCCATCGCTCAAGCTGGCAAAAACCGCCTGCCCCGGTGTAGCCTGCGTGGTGGGCTGCACCCAAAAATCTCCCGCCGTAAACAGCGTTACGGGAAAGCCCTGCGGAATAACCATGCTTTCCGATGCCGTAAAATCCGTGATCTGGGCTGTCAGATCCCGATGCACAAAGCCATCGGGCGCTGTGGTGCTACCACTGGGTGGTGCGTTGGCCACGCTTACGCCATCGGCCTGCACCCAGCCAAAGGCGGCCACCGTGCAACCACCCGCAGCCGCCACCAATGCGCCCTCACCCGCCGGAAAGGTGGCTGTGGGGTTGAGAGATGCAAAATCACCCGGCACAGCAAGCGCTGGCTGGATATTAACCTGATTTTGAAAAGACATTTACCTGCCTTGTATCATGCAAAAAGGAAAAAGAGCTTCAGCCGCGCACGCCAATGCGTTCCAGCCCAAAGCGCTGCCGAAAGCCCTGTGTGGCGGCGGCATCCTGCCCCATTACGGGGGCACCACCACCCGCACGCGGCTGCATGCGGGCAAAGCTTTCAAACAGCGGTTTCAGCCCCTGTTCGGGCACGCCCGTGACATCAATACCCGCTTCCTTTAAGGCAAAACCGTAAATGGCGGGGGCGCTATCCATGGCCACATCGCCCACAAAGGGGCGCACGGCAGCGCGGGCTGTGTGCAGGTCCGCCATCTGGCGCACGGCGCGTTCTTCCGCCTGCTGCACGGCCTGGGCAATGGCGGCATCCATGGCCGCAACGGTAATGGGCGTTTGATCAGGCATGGCCTGAAAGCTCCTGTTATTAAAAGGCATGTTGGGGTTTGGTGCAGCATCGCCAATAATGGCGGAAGGCACGCGGGGCTGGGCCACAAGAGCCAGATGGTTAAAGGCAATATCCGCCATTATCAGCGTATAGGGCGTGCCCATATAGGTGCCCGCCTGCCTGATGGCCGTGTACCGATACCCGGCAGAAACCGCACGTTGTGTGCCGTTCTCTATGGCCGCAATGGCTGAGGCATCCCATATCGTCAGGCTGCCTGTCAGGTTGGGTGAGGTAAAGCGCACATCGCTGCCCACCGCGCCCACGGTTATGCTGGCTGGGTGATCCTGCGCGCTTACGGGGGTATGCTGCATAAGCACCGGTTTGCCGCGCAGGCTGGGGGCAGCCTGCATAAGCGCATCTGACGGGCGAAAAACGCTGTAAAGGGCATCATCTTTCAGGCCCAGCGCAGCGGCACCCGGAATTTCACGCCCATAATAGGGGCTAACGGTTGCGGCGGAGAGAATGCAGTGCGCAATGTGCAAATGCCCATCTGCATCCACCCGGCGCACGCTGGCCCTGTCTAGCGCCAAAGGCTGCGTATCGGGCGCAACAGTGGCGTGCGGGCTGGCGCGGGCCTGCCCGGTATTGCGTGTGTTCATGATGGCGTACTCTGTTTTTTGGCGTCTATTTCTGCCTGTTCGGCCTCATCCATCTGCCAGAGCGGGCGGAAGGTGAACGTAATGTCCGTATCCACCGCGCCCCACAGGTTCAGCATCACCATATGCAGAATATGCGTGAGGTTGGGGCGCAGGAAAGATTCCTGATAAGCGCTGATCCGATCATAAAAAACACGGATCTCTCCATCAGCCGAGGCATTCAGCCCGGAAGGGGAAATACCGGCAAACTTTACCAGCGGCTGTTGCGCCACGGTGCAGATCTGCTCCAGCGCCTGCGCCTGCAAACTGTCCAGCCCGGAAAGGGGCGCCGCCAGAAGCTCCAGCTTTTCGCGCTCCTTATCCAGCACAAACGTGCCCCGGTTGGAGCGAAAGCGGTTAAACGCCTCCACCCGCGCCAAAAGCCCTTCGGGGTCCTGCGCATAAGCCGCCATATCGGTGGACAGCGCGACAATGGAAAACGCATTCAGCAAATCCGAAACACTCTGCCGCGTGCGCAGCCAGTTTTCCACGTAGGGCCGCGCCATTTGCGTAAGGGAAACACCGCCGAAGTTATAAGCGGGTTTAAGAATATCCGGCACCTCCCGCGCGCAAAACCGCAACAGGCGCGTGGCGTGCAAAAGCGTGCCCTGCACCCACCAGCTTTGCGGTTTGTAAAAGGCAGGGTGCAGCGGGTTTGCGGTTTCATACGTGGCGGGGGTTGTCCATACCGGCTCCACCGGCACCAGGGCGCGCAAACTGCCTTTGCGAAAGGTTTCTGGCCGCAACAGCAAGGGGGATGCCAAACCACCCGCCACGGGGGAAAGCCCGGTATCTACATACAGCAGGCCCATGCCATAATGGCCGTCCATTTCCGCCATGCGGCGCAGCACATCGCGCACATTCAGGCGGGTGAATTCGGCCTCCAACTGGTTAATGCGGTCTGCCTTGCCCGCCCCCTGCCCGGAGCGGGAGGTGAATACCAGCCATTGCCGTGTGGCCTCGGTGGCAATGGTGTCCACCATGTGCCGATACTCTGCCCGCTGGGCCATTTCCGCCAGCCGCGCATAACCGGGAAACACCACCCCATCCGCCACGGCATTGCGCAGCCAGTCCAGCAAACCGGGGGCGTTTTGTGCGGCGGCACTATCCATGGCCAGCGGGGCGGTGCTGCCATTGGCCCGCACCCCGCGCGGGGGCCGATACGGCGCAAACACATCTGCCCGCGCCATGGCTGCCGGGGCCACCTTGGCCACATCTGCCGCAAAGGCCCCTTGGGGCAGCACCGGCTCCTTACGCGGCAGGGCCACAGGGGCACGCCGCCCGCGCAAACGCTGCCACCACCCCAGCCGAGCGCGGGGAGAAAAAGACAAACCAGACATACCCTGCCCTTAAGTTAAAAATTGGAAAAACCGGTTTGCACAAAACACACAAACCCATATGCACCCGCACGGCATGCACACCCCTCCGCCGGCAAAAACCTATGGTAAGCGCGGAAAAAACTTGTCTGCCCCCGCTGCGGGCGGGTAAATGGGCGGCATTGAAATGCAACCTGATTGCGGTGCTGTAAGCCGTGGCGCGGAACGGATGATCTGCAATCACCCAACAAGCCCAAGGAACTTGCCGAGCATGACTGCCCAGCCCACTGCCCCCACGCCTGATACAGATACAGCCGCCCTACCCATTTGCGTGGCGGCCCTTTACCGCTTTACCCCATTTGCAAACCCGGCTGATCTGCGCGGGCCGTTGCAGGATGTGTGCACCGCCAACGGGGTAAAGGGCATTCTGCTTTTGGCATCCGAGGGCATTAACGGCACCATTGCGGGCACAGATGCCGGTATTGCGGCCGTGCTGGCGCATATCCGCGCCCTGCCCGGCTGCGCGGATATTGAGGTGAAGTTCTCCCGCGCGCCAGAAATGCCCTTCCTGCGCATGAAGGTGCGGCTGAAGAAGGAAATTGTGACAATGGGTGTGGAGGGTACAGACCCCAACCACATTGTGGGCACCTACGTACCCCCCACGGAATGGAACGACCTGTTAAAAGACCCCGACACCATTCTGATAGACACGCGCAATGATTACGAAGTGGCCGTAGGCACGTTTGAGGGCGCGATAGACCCGCAGATTAAAACCTTTCGGGAATTTCCTGCATGGTTCCGCCAGCACCGTGAGGAACTTCTGGCAAAGGGCCGCAAGCCGCGTGTGGCCATGTTCTGCACCGGTGGCATTCGGTGTGAAAAATCCACCGCCTTTGCCAAGGCCGAAGGGCTGGATGAAGTGTACCATCTGCAAGGGGGTATCCTGAAATATCTGGAAACCGTGCCAGAGGCAGAAAGCCTGTGGCGGGGTGAATGTTTTGTGTTCGACCAGCGCGTAACGGTAGGCCACGGCCTTAAACCCGGTGAGCTGGAACTGTGCCACGCCTGCCGCACGCCCATTACGGCGGAAGACAAAGCCAGCCCCAAGTTTGAAACCGGCGTATCCTGCCCGCACTGCTACGGCCAGTGGGATGAAGCCCGCCGCGCCCGCCATGCAGAGCGTGAACGCCAGGCCCGTTTGGCCGAACAGCGTGGCGAGGCCCATTTGGGCGCCAACATGGCGGAAGAACGCGCCCGCAAACGCCAGCAGCGTGAGGAAGAAAAGCGCCGCCAGCAGGCCTTGCGCCAGCAGCACGCACACTAAATACGGGCCAGAAAATCCGCCCCAAAGCGCGGCAGGGGGTGTGCCTCTGCCAGTGCTGCAAAAGCACCGGCTGCGGCATCTACTTGGTCATCATGCGTGGCGGCGGGGAATGCTGCCAGTTCCTCCATAAACGCATGCACCCATGGGGCGCGTAGCAGCAGCACGTTGCCAGCATTTACCTGCGCGGCAAATGGGGCCGCGCGGGTGGCTTTATCTCCTGTTTCACGCACACAGCGCACCTTGTAGCCCGCCAGCCTGCCGGTGAGGTACCGCGCCTGCGCCACACCGGCCTGCCCGGGGTCTTGCGGCAGCACAATTTCCACCCCCACACCATCACGCGCGGCGGTGGCCAGCAGGGCGGCTTCTACCTGTGCGGGGTCTCCGCGCAGGCGGGTAATGTCCGCCACCACAAAGCGCCCATCTGGCAGGTGGTGCATTTTTACGCCCACTGTCCAATCCGGGTTGTTGCTGCCGCTCTGGCGGGTGGCAGCCAAATCCCACCTCCGCACGGCGGGGCCGGATGCTGCGGGCAGTGCCTCCTGCACCCCCAGCATGTGTGTGTGGAACAGATTGCCAGAAAGCGGCACCGGGTTTTGCTGGTACAGTGCGGCCCATTCCCGCTCCCCCACGGCTTGGCGAATACACGCAAGTTCCGCTGTATCAAACGCCTGCGGCCACAGCGCCTGCCCCGGTATGCGGCCCAATGCATCGTGCTGGGTGGCTAGGGCGGGCAGGTCCAGCACATGCCATGCCTCGCCGGTTTTGTTCTGCATGTCATCCAGCAGGCGGCCTGCCAGATCATCCGGGCTCCAGCGCGTCATCACCAGCACAATGGCGCCGCCGGGCATCAGGCGGGTGCGCAACACGGCGCGGTACCAGTCCAGCACAGCGGCGCGGCGGGCGGGGCTTTCGGCCTCCTGCCGGTCCTTTACGGGGTCATCTATAATGGCCAGATGCGCGCCACGGCCCGTAAGCCCGCCGCCCACACCCATGCCGGTGTACCCCCCGCCCTGTGCGGTGTGCCATACATCGCGCGCGCTGCTATCTGCCGCCAACCGAGTGCCGGAAAACAACGCCCCATAGCGGGAGGACGCCACAATATTACGCACATCGCGCCCAAAATCCTGCGCCAGCGTGGCCCCGTAGGAGGCCCCGATAATCTGCCGCTTGGGGTGCCGCCCCAGATACCAGGCGGGAAAGCGGCGAGATGTCAGTTCCGATTTTCCGTGCCGGGGCGGCATAAACACCATCAGCCGTGCAATGCGCCCAGCCTCCACCTGTTCCAGCGTGCGGGCCAGCAGGGCATGATGCGCGCCTGCTTTGTAATCTGGCAGCGTATAGCGGGCAAAATCCAGAACATGCTGGCGTGCGGCCTGCCTGCGTGCCAGCTCTGCCCGCGCCACCCGGCCCGCCTGCATGGTGCGTGCGCATTCGGGCCGAGCGTGGGGCATGAAAGGGTTTTTCCAAATAACAGCTACAAAAATCAGGCCTGCGGGTGCACGCCGTTTTCCTGCGCAAGGGCGGCCAGTTCCTCATCCGTAAAGGCATCTGCGCTGCGGCGTGGCAGAGCATCTGTGGCAAGGCCCGAAAGTTTGGGGTGCATGTAGGGTGCGGCCACCTTGGCGGCATCAAACTGGCGGTCTGTTATGCTTTCATCCCCCTGCATGATGCGGGTGAAGATATCCAGCGGGGTTACGGGTTTTGTGCTGCGCCTTTTGCGGCGTGCCATCGGGGCCAAAGCTGATGGCCCTGATGCGCCCTGCGCGGGTGCTGCTGTCTTGCGAGGCATGGCCACGTATCCAACCCTGTTGAACAAAGGAAGATCCAGACCGCACGCCCCTGCCTTGGGCTACAAACGGGCGGTCTGTTTCGTGCTGATGGTGGTGATGTTCCCGCGCAAGGGCGGCCACCATGCGCTGGCATGTGGGCAGGTTAAGCTGGCCCACACAGGCCAGACCCGCCACCGTGCCGCGCCATACCGGGCGGCAGCGCAGCACGGCCTGCGCGGGGCACCCCAACAGCAGGGCTTGCGCCCAACCTATGCAAATATCTGCCCGGTGATGGTCTCGCGGTGTGCATAGCAGCGGGCACATCACCACACCCGTGGGCACAGCCTGCGCCACAACCCACCACCGGCCACTGCCACGCAAAACCGCGCCACAGGCCAGCTCTGCCCTGCGCCCTGCTGTAGGCATGGGAATGTCCTTGGTTTTTACAATTTTTGGGATGATAAGCCGGAATTAGGGCTGACCACGCAGCCCGTCAAAACAAAGCAAACCGGTATGTGAACAGACAGTTAAGAACTGTTCCCAATCAGGACTGGCAAATATATCGAACACTGTTATAGTGCGCCGCGCGTGACAGAAAATCTTGGCAGATTGGGTGATGGGGAGGTCATGGACAAAGCTTGTGCATGGTGTGACCGTATCTACCACACCAACACCTACGCGCCGTATTGCAGCGCCCGGTGCCAGAAAAAAGCAGAAAAAGCCCTGCGTGCTGTCTCGGTTGAGCCCATTTCCCATACATCGGATGCAACCCGCGCCATACGTTTTGGGCTGGTAAGCCTTGTGGGCATTGCGGCGGCAGGCTTTGCCATGCTGCTGCTGGCTGGCCCCGTGCCGCTGGAACCTCCGCCCAGTGGGCGCATGCCGCCGGGCGTTACCTACGCGCTTAACACCGCGCCCCCGGCACCGGGCACACAGCTTATGCCACCCGCCATGGCCATGCCCCCTGCCCCCGCGCAGGATATGACGGCGTATCATGAAGGGCAGAACGCCCGCCATAACTGGAACCGCTGGATTGCCGGGCTGAGTGGTGAGCGCAAGCGTGGCGCATTGTTCTGGATGCAGGGTGCCATGCACCAGCGTAATGATTCGTGCGATGGCACGGCAGGTTTTGCCATGGGCTGCTTTCAGGCCCGCAGGCACCTTTCCCCCACCTTGGCCAGATGGAACGATGCCCCGGATTTCTGGCTGGGCTGGAACACGCCCTAACGGGCCAGAACATCATCCAAAAACGTGGCGTGCTGTTGCACAAAGCCGGGCCTTAAATGCTTGTCATCTGCATATTTGGGCGTGGCTGGCGGGGTAATAACCGCACAGGCCGGGCCGGTGCCGCAGATATCGGGCCACGCATCCAGCACCTTTGCCCCCGCTTGTGCGGCAAGGGCGCGCACAAAAGCCGTATCCGCCGCTGTATCATTGCGGAGCTGCTGGGTGGGAATACCCTGCTCCAGCAAGGCGGTGTTTACGCCAATATGCATCAGGCTACGGGCCACCAGTTTATCGGGGCTGAAGCGTGCATCTGCCGGGGTGGGCAATACCAGCCACACGGGCCGCGCTCCGTTGCCCGAAAGGCTGCGCATATCCTGCACAAAAGCTGCCTGTTTTTGTGCCTGTGTGCCCGGTGTGTGTAACAGCACGCGCGGCCAGAACGCCCCCACCACCACGGCCTGCACGTTCTGCTGCTGCATGATACGCTGCTGCACGTTTTGCATATTGCGGCAATACGCAAAGGATTTTTCATAAACCTCGCCCACAAAGGGGCTGCAACTGGGGCCTGCCACAAATATAACCGTGTGCCTAAGCCGCCCCTGCTGCAACAGCGCCTCTACCCTCGGCCCCCACTGAAAAAGCAGACTGTCCCCCGTAAACATTATGGGGTGGCCCGCATGGCCTATGGTGGCGATTGTTAGCCCGTTTTCGTGCGTGATGTGCATATGCGCTGTGGGGGCAAAAATGCCATCGCGCACCGCCAGATTGATGGCAGAAAGATCCGTGCCCGCAGGGGTGTGTGCAAACCGTGCGGGCCAACCTGCCGTGTGCCACGTTACCAGCCCCGCCGTACATATGGCCACCAAGCCGCCCACAAGGGCCGCCGTTTTGCCTTGCCGAAAATGCCCGCCACGTAACGGGTTTTCCACACACTTGGTGGTTAGCCACGCCAGCGCCAGTGCCGCGCCCATAAGCGCAAACCCCGCACTGTTGTGAATAACCCCAGCCCCACGCACAATATGAAACCAGGAAACCAGCGGCCAGTGCCACAGATACAGTGGGTAACTGATAAGCCCCACCGCCCGCATGGGCCGCACAGCCAGCACATGCCGGTTTACCCACGCGCCAGCACCTGCCCAAATAAGCAATGCCGTGCCCCCCGCAGGCAACAGCGCAAATGGTGCCGGAAAGCCCACACCCGGCCGCAGCACCACAAACCCGGCCAGCACACAGGCCAACCCCAAAACACCCGCGCCATTCCGCGTCCGGCTTGTGCGTAGTAAAGTGCCACACCGCGCCAACATGCGGCCCATGCCAGCCGATGCACCCTGCGCCGAAACCGCACCACCCGCTGCACCCTCCGGCCCACGCTCCGCCACACCATGCAGGGCAAGGCCCGCGCCCAGCATGAACTCCCAGCCTCGGCTAAAGGGAGAATAAAACCCGGCCCCCGGCCACCACGCACTGCACGCCACGCTATATAAAAAGCACGCCGCCCCCGTGGCCCCCACCAGCACGCCTGCGCGCACCCGTGCGGCAAAGCCCAGCGCCAGCACCAACGGCCAGACCAGATAGAACTGCTCCTCCACCCCCAATGACCATAAATGCAACAGGGGCTTGAGCACCGCTGCGCGATCAAAATAGCCTTGGGCGTGCCACATCAGCAGGTTGGCCACAGATGCCGCACCCGCTGCGGCATCCAGCCCCACGGCGGCAAGCTCGGTAGGCAATAGGGTAAACCACCCGGCCAGCAGGGTGGCGGCCAGCACCACCAGCAGTGCGGGGGCCAGCCTGCGCACCCGGCGCGCAAAAAACGAGGCCACAGAAAACCGCCCCGCCCCAAAATGCGCCACCAGATGCCCACTAATTAAAAAGCCGGAGATTACAAAAAACGCATCCACCCCGCCAAAGCCACCGGGCAACGCAGCGGGAAAGACGTGGTACACCACCACCCCCACCACAGCCAGCGCGCGCAGGCCATCTATATCTGCCCGCCACCCGGCATTGCTGGGCGGGGCCACAAGCTGGGCCGCGCTGCCGGGCCAGAACCACGCCGCCACACGGGCAAGGCGCTGGCTTATGCGGGCCAGCACAACAGGCACCGCGCCGGAGGGCTGCACATATGTGCGCGCCATACCCCGCGCCGCCGCCTGCATAACAGGCCGCAAAAAGCCAAACCCAATCATCCCGCCCCTTTACGCCGCCAGCCCATATGCCAATGCCCCTTATATATACTGCAACACCACCCTACACGCAGGTTTTACCCCGCGCCCTGCCTTGGCCCCTGCTGGCCCCATACCCCGCGCAATATCAGCCCGCCACGGCCCCCACGTGCAGGCATGGGAGCCATGCCAAAAGCCCGGCCCCGCCGCATTGCAGGAAACGCATGGATATGCCAAATCCATGCCCTGCGTGCATCCCTGTTATTACGGCGCACGCCACGCCTTACCGCCACCCCGCAGGCCAGCTTAGGGGCTGCGTTTGGTTACGGTGGGCACACATCCGCCATGCTTGAGCGGAGGTGGACAGCCCCCCACCCCTGCTTATGTATATTCTGTAACAAAGGGGCACCATCTGCCCGTTTTTTCTTTTAATTCAGCAGATCCTGATACCCACATGCCAGCAAATGACCTACGCCTTCTGATCATTCAGCCCACGCATTATAAAGCCCCTACGGACCGAACGCTGTTCAAAACCAAGCGCCGACAGATGGTGCCGCTTGCCCTGCCGTACCTTGCCGCCCTGACCCCGCCAGAGTGGAAGGTCACGCTGCTGGATGAACAGCTTGAAGATATAGATTTTGATGCGCCGGTGGATGTTGTGGCCCTTACGGCCTGGACCCTCCATTCCTACCGCGCTTACGATATTGCCAAGGAATTTCGTAAACGCGGCGTAAAAGTAATTATGGGTGGCCCCCATGTGTATTTTAACGCCGAAGAAGCCGCCGAGCACGTAGATGCCGTGGGCGTGGGTGAGGCCGAACCCATCTGGAAGGAAATGCTCGAAGATGCCGCTGCCAACCGGCTGAAAAGCATTTACCGCGCCACACCGCTTAAGGAACTGAACGGCCTGCCCGCCCCAAGGTATGACCTGCTGGACCTTAAAAAGTTTGGCCCCTTCCGCACTTTTGCCGTGCAGTCCTCCCGCGGGTGCCCGTTTGTGTGCGATTTCTGCTCCGAACGGTTCTACCTTGGTGGCCGCTACCGCTGGCGCCCGGTGGACGAAATGGTGAACGAGCTCAAGCTCATCAAGAACCGTGGCAGCCACTTCTTTTTTGGTGAAAGCAACTTTGGCGGCAAGAAAAGCCGCGCCATGGAACTGATGGAAGGGCTGGTGCCGCTGGGTATTCGCTGGTCTACCCTGTGGTCTTCCAATTTGTGTCTGGATAAGGAATTTCTCGATCTGGCGCGCAAATCCGGCGTGATGCACGTGAATATCGGTATTGAAAGTATTGATAAGGATATTCTGGACGGCATGCGCAAAGGCTGGAACAAAGCCAGCCGCTACCACGAAATGTTTGAAAACCTGCGCCAGCGCGATATCAGCTACTCGCTCAACTTCATCTTCGGTTTTGATGATGAAGACCACGATATCTACCGCGCCACCATCTCCTTTCTGGAAGAACACAAGGTGCCTGCGGCGTATTTCAACATCCTTACGCCCACCAAGGGCACGGCGCTGTTTAACCGTATGGAAAAGGCAGGCCGTATTATCAACGCGCCAGAAATTGACCGCTGGCCCGGCCAAATCTGCCAGATCTGGCCCAAAAACTGTTCCCCCAAGGAAATGGAAGCCCGCATTCAGTGGATGTATAAAAAGTTCTACTCCATGCGCTCCATCTTCAAGCGGCTGCCGTTTCCGCCGCGCACCCGGTCTGACATGTCATCGTGGATTTTGGATCTTACAGAACGCCGCATGGCTTTTTCTTCCACCGGCAATAACGACTTCGATATTTACTAACACCACAGCCAAGCCCTTTCCCCTCCCCCAGCGGTGGGGGAAAGAGCCTTGCTGACCATAATAAAAATGCATTTCAGATATACTTAAATTACATAGATTGTAACGGAACCCCATAACAGATTGTTAATCACGTTAAAGAAATATTTACAGACCGCCCCGCATTGGAAAAAAATCCTCAGATTGTTGTTATAATTTTCAGTTTTCCAATTTTTAGCTTGCCCGTGTCTTTTGTAAAAACGCACTTTTCATGACAACGACGCATAAAATTTGTACAAATTTAAATAAATAAGAATATTACTTACTATGTTTATTTAAATTATTTTTATTTTTACTTAAGTTAGTTTTACATATACACAACATAGTAAAATGATAAACTAAGCTTCGGCGTGGTTTATTTGCTTTTATAGCTTGGCAAATTTTTTATGGCTGGTACAGTATGTCGCAATCAAGGCCTGATGAATGCAGTTGCAACATACATTAGGCATGTATGCCTTATTTCTCAGGTTTTGAAAAAAAGTTCTGGATGCGCCTTGTCCCGTCAGGATCAAGGAACATTTTATGTTGTAGCACAGATACGGAAGTTGTTTTCCGTGGTGTAAGTCAGAAGGAAGAAATGACAGCGCTTCCCCGCCATGCGGTTGTGCATGACATTCACGACAAATCCGATCAGACCCTTCCCGATGGTGCCTCCGCACGCCATCCAGATACCTCTGTGCCGGGCGTTCTCCATAATACCAACATCCATACCCAAAGCGGGCCGCAGCCTGTTCAAAGCCTTACCCCCGGCCACGTGCTGGTAACGTATGATCCGGAAATGGCAGAAATGCCTGCCCCCATCACCAAGGTTATGGCCCAGCATGTGTGCGTGCTGCCCGGCCTGCCAGAAGATGAGGCTGGATACCCCATACGCGTGCTGCAAGATGCCATTGCAGATGGGCTGCCCACGCAGGATGTGCTGCTGACACCAGACCAGTGTCTGTTTTTTGAAAACAAGTTTGTGCCCGCAGCCCTGCTGGTGAACCGGCTTTCCATTTTTTACGACCACACGTTTGAGCGTTACATCGCTTACCCGCTGGAAACAGATGGCCCCGCCATTATTGTGGCCGAAGGCCTGCTGGTAGCCAGCGCGCTGCCCCCCTGCCCCAACAACACCCACTGGCACACCCGCACAGATGCCCCCGTGGTAACAGAGCGCGAAGTTGTGGGCGCGCTATACCACCGCCTTTTGGCCCGCGCCAAAAGCCGCGGCCTGAGCCACAACCTGTTTGAACCGCCCGAAATAACGCATGAGCATGACCTCAGCCTGATTACGGATACCGGCAAGCTGATCCGCAAAATGCGTGAACAAAACAATCTGGCCATGTTCATGCTGCCGCCCAACGTGCATGAGGTGCATCTTTCCTCCCGCGCAAGCAGGCCGGTAGATGTTATTGCCCCTTATGTGCAGGATAAACGCCGCCTGGGCGTGCGCGTGGGGGAAATTACCCTTCAGGAAAACAGAAAGCCCCGCCAGATTTCTTCACATATGGAGAAAGACCTTACCGGCTGGCATGAACATGATGGCGAACCCGGCCGCTGGACAGATGGCCACGCCCACCTGCCCATGACATCAGAGCGCAGCAAAAACAAAATGGGGCTGCTGTCTATCCAGATTCTGGATACCATTCCGTACATGAAGCATGACTTCCACGGCCCTCGTAAAACCCACAAGTAATTTAAACTCTTTTTTAAAGTAAGCGTTCAGGAACATACCCCGCATATTCAACAGGGATATGTTCCTGAACGCGTAAGTTTATGATTTACGAGGCATCTTTTTCAATAACCTCGAAATCATGCTGATACTTACGTTATGTTCCTCAGCAATTTCACGCAGGGTGTGGCCCTTGGCGCGCGCCTGTGCCACCGCTTCAAACTGTTGTGATGTTAATTTGGTAGGCCGCCCCATGCGGCACCCGGCAGACATGGCCCTGTGCCTGCCTGTAGACATGCGTTGGCGTATAAAGCGTTTTTCAAGTTCTTCCAGCCCGCCCAGCATTTCCAGCATAAGCGTGCCACGCCCGGCAGATGTGTTAATCCACGGTTCTTTTACAGAAACAAGCGTGCAACCCTTGTTTTGAACCTGCAAGATAATATCACGCAAATGCCGCCAACTGCTTACAATGCAATCCATCTGCACCACGGCAATACGTATGCCGGGTTTTTGCCGTGCTACAAATTGTAAAAAAAATGTACCATCTTTTGAAAAAGTTCCATAAAATATAACATTACATCCTGTTTCTTCTAAAATCCTTTTTTGCTCATCCCGGCTTACAAAGGGGCAATCTGCACTTACATACCCTATCATCATAACCATACTCCGCGTGCAGATAATATTTTGGTGTGAAATTTGATAAAATTTCCTTGTTTTTCAAAAAAGTTCCAAACTTTTTCGGCGGCCTTATAACACCGCTTTCATCATATAGAAACAATCCTCCCCCAAAACAGTTCATTTTCGATTGTGTATTAATTTTAATTTTGTAACTGTTGTTTATATTTAAACAGTTTTTCATAACATTACTATTTATGAAAAGAAATATTCATACCGATCCATCAGCGTTTTCCCATACTATACATACAAGAATCAGAAATATTCTTTATTTCTAGTACAGCATTTAGGAATACGCCAATGTCCTCCAGTCTTTATGGTTATGGCAACACTGTCACCAAAAGCGGAAGCTATACACTTTTCCCAGCAGGTTGGGTTTTAGGTCTTGTATCTCTCGGCGGAGCAGACGCTACTTTTGAAGGGAGCAACGTTACAGCTACGCTTAATTTTGCACCCACCCTTATTGGCGCCATTAACCCCTACACCGTTACGGCAGAAGATGGCGCAAACGTTACTGTTGATGTGGGCTCTACCGTGCTGGGCCTGCTTACGGGTTCTACCTTTACAGCAGATGGCGGCACCATTTCCCTTACCGGCGCCAATATTATTACCGCCCTTACCGGCACAACATATAATATAGAAAACGGCGGCACCCTTAATCTGGGCGTTGTGCAGCAATCCGAAATTTCTGCGCTTAGCGGTGCAGGTATTACATTTGGCAGCGGTGGCGGCACGCTGGTGGTCACACCCGCAAGCGGCGTAGAAATTCTAACATTCACCAATATTGATGGTTTTAGCAACGCAGGGGCCACTATCGAAGTTCCCGGTGCTGGCTATGTTACAAACGCCACATATAATGGCACGGACACAACCATTACCACCAACACCGGCATTACCGTTGTTGTGAATGGAGATTACACCCCCGCCACCCAAACGCTTTATCAGGCCACCAGCGGGGGCAACCTTTACCTTAGCGCCACGGCACAAAACAGCACCGGCACAACGGGCGTGCTGGTTTGCTTTTTGCCCGGCAGCATGATCCGCACCCCCACAGGTGATGTAGCGGTAGAAAACCTTGTTGCAGGGCAGGAAGTTCTTACATTTGCAGCAGATGGCCAGCCCGTTGCGCGCCGCATTACATGGGCAGGCAAGGCCCACGCCCGCACCAACCCGGCTGCGGCGGATGATGTTGCAGGCTACCCCGTGCGCGTGCGTGCCAACGCCATTGCAGATGGCGTGCCCGCAGCAGATTTGCTGATTACGCCAGAACATTGCCTGTATCTGCAAGACAGTTTTGTGCCTGCACGCATGCTGGTAAACGGCACATCCATTGTGTACGATACAAGCTTTGCCGGGTATGATTACTACCATATAGAAACCGAAGGCCACGCCGTTATTATGGCCAACGGCATGCTGACAGAAAGCTATCTGGATACAGGCAACCGTGGCAGCTTTACGCAGGCAGGCCCCGTGGCCCGCATTGGTGGTGCAGTAAAAAGCTGGGCGCAGGATGCCGCCGCCAAGCTGCAAACCAGCCGCACATTTGTAGAACCCCTGTTCCGCACTTTGGCAGAACGTGGCAGCACACTTTATGCGCACACGGATGCACACAGCGCAGAAACATCCGCACAGCCCAACCTGCATCTGGTAACCGCGCAGGGCCATAGCGTGCATCCGCTGCGGCATGAAAACGGCATTTACACCTTTATGCTGCCCGCACAGGCCGCAGAAGGCGTGTATCTGGCATCTCGCACGTTCCGCCCGTGTGATGCAGAAGGCCCGTTTGTAGATGACCGGCGCACACTGGGTGTGGCTGTGGGGCGCATTGGCGTTACATTTGCTGGCACGCATCAGCCCGTAACCGCGCATCTTTCCACCGAAGATCTGCAAGGCTGGCACGCGCCAGAACTTTCTGGCCACGCACGCTGGACAAACGGCCACGCCAAGCTGCCACTGCCCACCACGTTGCAGGGGCTTTGCCTGCTGCATGTGCAGGTTTTGGCAACAGGCGCATACACCGTGCCCGCAGATACGGCACAGGTGCAGGCTGCTCTGGCGTAAAAAATCGCACAGTACAGCATACGCTTTGCAAAAAAGGAGCCGGTGCGGGTGCATCGGCTCCTTTTTTCTTGTGTATATTCCTGCGCTTCAGTTCTGCAAAACTTCCTTTTCTGCACGCGATGTTTTGCGCTTTCCGAACTTTCTGGCCTGCTCCGCACGGCGGAATGTGGCCTCCAGCGCGGCAAGCTGCTCCAGCACCAAGGCACATTGCGCCGCAATCTTGCGCTGGGCGGAGCTGCTGGAAATATTGGGGAACAACGCCTCCCCCATTGCGCGGAAGGAAAGATCATCTACCAGCATCATGCGCAAACGCTGGTGTGCACACAGGCCCAGCGCATCGCGCACCGCCGTAATGCGCGCCATGGCTTTGGCCCGCACCATCTGCCAGGATACCGCATCATGCCGCACAGTCTGCCCCTGCGGGGTTGGGGTGGTGTGTTCCAGATAATCAAAATAGCCAAACACATAGTTGCGGCACCATCGCTCTGCGGCATCGGCGGCTTCCTGCGTAATATCCCCTGCCTGTAACAAGCCCTGCACTGTGCGGCGCGGCTTGTTGAGCGCGGCCTGCGCCATAAGGCCAGCGGGGGCGGATGTTGTGTGCTGGGCTGTGGCCTGTGTTTTCATGTGTGTTCCGTGTTTTTAAGGGTGTTTGCAAAATGTGCGTGGGTTAGGGCGTGCGCGTGTGCAGCCCCAGCAGGGTTTTGCAGCCGTGGGCATCACGCCAGATGGTGTTGGCAAAAGGCAGCAGCACAGCCCGCAATTCCGCCGGGGCTGGCCAGCGGGCACCCACGGGGTAACCATTGCGCGCAGGCTGCCGCGCCCATGCCAGACGCGCCTGCGGGCACCACGCCCCGGCAGGAATATCGGCGCATACTTCGTAAATGGCGCGGCACTGCGCTGCGGCATCGGCCGCCCCCGGTGGGTTGGAAACAAGCTGCCCCAGCTTTTTCAGCCACGCCGCCACAATGGGCTGGCTTACGGGCTGCATGGCCAGTTGCACACGCTGCCAGCACGCCTGCACTTGGGCCTCCATATTGGGTGGTACGTCTTGCGCGGTTAACGCCACACCTTCACGCCTTGCGGCAAACAGGGCCTGCATATCGGGTGGCGCGGGCGTGTAGCCTCCGCCGTGGGGAGTGTGCGTTATGGCCCCCGCACCCTGCGCCTGCGCCAAGTGCGTACCATATGCCCGCGCCTGCGGTTCTGTACCCTTTTGGGCCGTGCCGCCTTGCACACTGCCGAGGTATATTTGCGCCCGTTGCGGCACTTACACGCCCTCCACATCCGGCACGCCATCCCACGCGGCCATGCGGCGGGCGTGTTGGCTGGTGGGTTCTTCTGCCGCGGGGCGCATCTGCAACTGGGTGCGCAGGGTAGCATCTATCCACGCCACGGGTTCTGCAGGGTTAAAGCGGGCGCATTCGGCCAGCACGTTCAGCACCACGGCGGCATCATCCCCCGTCAGCTTCAGCCAGCGGCCCAGAATGGCACGGGCGGAACGATCTGGCCTGCCGGTGGCCTTTTTCAAAAATGCCAGACCAGATTTGAATAGATGCGTGCGCGCATCCGTGTCCGGCCCGAACTTGGTGAGGGGATGTTCTGCTTCTGCCTCTGTTTCTGCCTCTGCTTCTTGGAGCATAACCTTGGCTTTGGGTGGGGGTGTTATCCCCTGCCCTGCCTCGGCTGCGGGGGCATCGGGCTTAAGCTGCGGGTTGCCCCCGGTGCGGCCCCACGCGGCCCCGGCATCGGATGCAGCGCGGTCTCGCACCAAGCGGCGAGAATACGGCACACCCTCCGCCGTGGTGGCATACACACCGGCATCTTGCAGCTCTGCCATATAACGGCGCACCTGCTGGGGGCCTACGCCCACCATCTGGGCAATCTGGCGCGGGTGCAGGGGTTTGCCGTTTACGCATAAATGGCCGTAGGGCTCGGCCTCGTGCATCAGGCATAGCAGGCGCATCCACAACCCTTGTGCGGCCAGGCTGCACAACCGCAAGGCCGGATCTCGCTCATGGTCCTGCCACCAGAACTTGGACCACCTGCGCCGCGTGCTGGCGGGTGTGGCTGCGGGCGTTGCGGGGGATGAGGCTGAACGGGGCATTAAGCGGCACCTCCGTTCCACAGTAGCGCCTGCGCCAAAGCGGCTTCATCCTGCTGCCATGTGGTGGGGGTGTGGGCCTGTGTGGGTTGCCAGTGTTCCAGCCCTTTCCAGAGCCCGCGCATGGCAATGGGGTGGCCTGCGGGCAGGGGTTCGGGGTCTCGCACCAGTTCGGCATAGCCTTTGGGCTGGGGTGCGTGGGCGGGGGTTTGGGCTTTCAGGGCATCTTCATACCGCATCAGCACCTGCCGCACGCCCTCCATACACCGGCCCACTTCCCGCCCGATACGCCGGAAGGAATAGCCCTTGCGCCGCAGCCCCACCATGTTGGCCACCACCTGCGCCGATGTGCCGGGCCGCTGCGCCTGCTGGCAGGCCCGCGCGTTCACACCCCCCTGCGGCGGCAGCACCAAAGCGGATGCGGATTCGGCGTGATGTTGTGATGTGTCACACCTTTTTAACGTGTTAGAAACCTTTTCATCCGGCTCTTTCTGCCCGTTAAGGGCTGGGGTGCCACCCTTTGGCGCAACCTGATGCAGTGCGGCGGCATTGGAGGGCATAACCCCACCCCTTTTGGGGGCACGCAACAGGGTAGGAAACTGCAAAACATTATGATTTGAAATGGTGTTTGAAAAAACATGAAACGCAATGGAACCGGGAACAGGCAT